TGTAATGATAACATTGGTAGGCTTGTGTTTGGTCTTAACAACTTCTCGTATTTTGCGTATCTTTCTAGGATCAATGTATCGAAGTTCTTTGATTCCTTCATACGGCTTTTTTTCGTTGATCACTTGATGGTAATAAAGACGCCCGTCAATAAACCATCTACGAAAAATGTCGTATGCAGACTTTTTGAAATTCAACAGATCAAGAACAACATCGAATTCTTCTTTAATGGCCTTTTGTGTTTTGCTGCTCAAACCATTTACATCTTTGAGAATGAGAGAAACTATATTCGCTCCTTCTTCTTCCACGATTGCTTCATTGATAACTTCATTTACAGCTTTTTCCACTTCTGGCTGCAAAAGCATTTGGCGATATTTTGTAACCAATTCGGCTTCTGTTCGAATGGAACCATCCAAATCGACAAAAGCACCCATGCTTCCGCCAGCTTCAATATTGACAGAACCATCATCGCGCAAAGGTTCGACGAAAGAGGGTTTATTCAACTCCTGTTTCGTTTCTTCGTCTGCTCTTTTTATTTCGTATCCAAATAATCTTATGGCCAAAATGCATTCTCCTTGAACATCATATTATCCATGAATCGATTAGACGAGTGCGTTGAAGAGATTGCGCGCATTTTCGAGATCAAATGCTGTTTCGTCAAGTCCGATATCATCACCCGGCAACCAGTAATCGAGAGCAAAGTCTACATCAAATGTTTGAATTTGATTGGTAGCATCCCAATCGAGACCCATTTGGGAAATGTTAATCGGAAACATGCCACGAATTGTATACGTAGCAATCACGCTGCCATCTTTTGAATAGTGGCGAATAACGGCATCTCGTTTGTAGCTTCTTGGTTCTGGCGTAACACCACCAGTCGGAAGGTTTTGAATGTGTTGGTTCATATTACTATGCCACGATTCTATCGGTTTACGAATGTTGTATGATTCGTCATTGATAATTGTGACATTCCAGTCTGCATAAACGCGATCACCAGCCAGCTTAATTTGGCGACCAAAGTAAGGAACATCAATAGCACCAATCTGTGAAGGCGGTATGCTCGACGTGCGACACATGAAGCGAAAAGCGGTTTGTGAATCTGTAGTCGATCCCGGCCAATCTGGAATGACCACGTAGAACAGTGATGGGCGAGCACCGCCTAAAACTGGACCAGAAGCCTTAAATTCCTCGATGTTGAAAGCCATTATTGGAACTCCCTTGTTATATTTTAGGTATTTATGATACGTGTTTAGTTCTGTTGTTTTCCCAAGTGAGCATTTGAAGATTGTCAACCGATGCTATTTCTTCGGGAGTTATGTTTTTATCAAAGCCTTCCTTCACGGAAATCTTATGATCTAACTGATAGCCACCTTCAATGCCACATAGTGTTCTTGGGTAATTCTTTGGGTTTATCTTACTTCTGTTTTTTCTGTACGTTTTTTCTGTGAGCCATCGTACTCTGTTTGCATACTCTTGAAATTCTTTTTTATCAGGATTCCACCTGGGATGATTTTCACCACTCATGTGTGGTAGTGATTTGCCTTTATTTGCTTTGCCATAGTCATTACCAATAGCAATTAAAACTCGATGACAATCGGAACAAAAGTTGAAATCTTTGGTCCTAGCATACCTATTGGTGTATTCCACATGGCAATTATCACATTTACATCTAACGCGAACGTTAGACTTTGGCGGCAAATCAGAAACCTTTACCTTCAGTTTGTGGTGGCCGTTAACATTAGCACGGCCACCAACTTTTGGTATATCATAACCAAGACCCAGCCAATACTTTTGATTGGCTGGTACTATGGTTATTTCAACGTAATCATCTATAATCATAATGTATCCTGTTAGAACTGGTTCACCACTTCGCTGAACGCAACACCAGTAGGCACTGCAATGAAGTTCAGTTGTATAAAATTTATCGAGCGAGCAGGTTTCACATAGATATCCCCAATGAATTCGTTTCGATCAACAACGGTTGGTGTGTTGTTGGTTTCGTCACAAACCACAAGGAAATCAGTAATGCCTCGTCGGCCTTGAATATCACGCAGATACGGAACAACCAAATTCTTGAATTGCAGACGAGTAAATTCGTCGTTAAATTCGAAGAGTGTATATTTCGATGCGCGTGAGATTGCTTTTTCGAGAACAATAAACAAGCGACGAACGTTAATGCGATCAAAAGCACTAGGTTTGCTGAGCAATGTCTTGTCACCAAACAGAACAGTTCCTTGACGCTTGAACGTCACAACAGGGTTGATTCCATTTTTGTAAAGTTCATCGCGATCTGCATTGCTTGGATTCCATGCCAGTCGAACAATGTTTTTGATTTGACCACGATTCAAACCGGCTGGTGAATACCATGGATCGGTTGTTCGATCAGTACGAACGCACAGACCAGCAGTATCACCATTGAGAGGAACCCAACGATATTGATCGTTGTATCGATCAAACATGTACTTATAACCACTATCCAAAACACCATATGATGTCGAGCGAAGTAGGTTTCGGAAAGTCTTGACTGCATCGAGTTCGTTATTCGGATTGTTAACAACATCACCGCGTTGTGGTGAAATGAGAACAATACAATCCTTGCGATACTCACAAAGGTTATCGATCAGATAGTTTGCCAGGGTTGAAGAACGAGCTTTGCCTTGAAGAACAAGCGAAATGTCCTCAACGTCTTCTTTTGATTGAAACTTATCATAACCACCAGTCAATTCACCGATTTCGATATTGCTTTCGTCTTTGCCATCAGCACCATGTGCCAATCGTACAGAAAGGACATCAATAGTCGGTGATGTTACATTGACAGCGGTGTTTGAAGTAATACCACTCAGATCGTTCGGAATCCAAACGTATTCCGATTGATCGTTGACGACATTCCTGTAGTAGTTTCCAGAACCATCCGTGTTTTTCGCGTCGGTTGCAATCGACACAGAGCTATACGTTTCGAGAACGCTGCCAGGAACACCAGTGAATTTGCCGCCTTCGTCAACAACAACAAGGTGAATTTCATCATTGGCAGAAGAGTTACCAAATGCGCGATTGTAATCAGATTGACCAGGAGCAACATCAATGAAATTGTAGAATTCCCAATAACGATTGAAGGTTCGCGTGGTTGCATTCGCAGAGTTGAACGTATAGTTCGTTGCACGAGTGAAACGATCTTCAAAATCAACTTGCAGCGTCAGACGTGGCGAAATAGTCATTGCATCTGTCGAGACAGCGACGATAGGAGCAGAATCGACAACAAAGGCTGTTGCGTTGGTCACAGATGTGATAATCAGGCCGGTGAGGCTGTTATTACCAGAAGTCAATTCCATGCCAGCAGCAAGCGACGTTGTGTTGTTTGCAACAACTGTGGTGTTGCCAACCGTTGTCGTGATATCAACATCAACTTCTGTTGTTCCATATGTAGTAAACGATGCAGCATTGGTGATGGCAGTAATTTTCATATACTGTTCACCAAGTGTTGTGTTGCCAAACTTAATCAAGTCCGTTGTATTCAGCAATGCAGCAAGTGCTGTAGCATTTGTCACGTTGTCTGCGTTTGCTGCACCAGCAATCGAGATCAGGGCCGTGTTGGAGTTTGTGTTGGCTTGAAAACGAGCAGGTGCGCCATATGAAGCAAGATTGATTGTTGAAGTGAAACCGGCTGAGTTGCCACAAACAGAGACGCGCAACGAGTTGCCATATTCACCAGGATGTCGTGCAATGTACTTGACATCGGTGTCGATGTTGCCTTCTTTACTCAGCCAATCTGCTTCATTGACAATCGTTGAATATTCCAGGTTTGCAACTGGTCCAGTGTTACCAACAGCAGAGAAAAGAGTGTTCGAGCGAAATTGAATAGCATCTTCTGTTTTGGTGGCAATAGCACCGCTGTTAGCCGAAAGAGTAAAAGCGGTAGAGTTCAAAACGCTGCCAATTGTTGCACCAACACTAAGACCAGCGTTGGCAGATGAAATGACTACCATCCCCGCTTCGAGGTATTGCGTATTGCCGGTTGATAGAGTTACTGTTGCGTTGCCTGTTTGGACGTTGGCTGTGACAGAAGGTGAAAGACCAGCAGTATTACCAACACGAACTGTCCAGAGCTTATTACCATACGCAAGCGCAGAAGCACCAGTAAACCAAGTTTCGTAGTTGCTGCTATTTGGTTTGCCAAATCGACTTACGAGTTTGACTTCTGAATCAATCAAAACCCTTTCGTCAACTGGTCCCCAACGAAAAACACCCGCAATGGCACATTCTGTAGTAGACACACTAGGTACGATGGTTGTGAGATCAATTTCACGAACCTCTACACCCGGTGAAATGAGTGAAGTAGCCATTTTTCTTTTCTCCCTGTATTTTTAGAGGACATACATTAGTGTATTTGTTCTTGTATTTATCAAAATGGCGTTTTCAGTCGGCTATTTGCCAGTTTTCATCTTTGTGCAAGTTCAACTCCAAATCCAAGCTTCTGTTTTCTGCTATACCTCTATCGACAAATCCTATTGGCAGCAATTCATCTTCCAATTCCTTTTGCTCACGTTCTCGAATGCCCATCAAAGTATTCAGATCAGTGAGCATTTTGAAATACTGCTGTTCTGTTAACCACGCAAAGAGAACCAAACACATTACCAAATCATCGTGCTTGCCTACTTCCGCTTCGTAGGATTTTCCCTTTTGCGAAAACGTTGCTAACTCATGAATTGTATTTTCGTCGTACAGTAGAAGTTGATCTTGTTCTATCAGCAATTTGAGAATTGAACAGCCTATGTTCTTTACAGGAAGCGTTGTACGAACTCCCTTGTCTGTGGTTTTTCTCAAACTGGTGGTGACTGTTTTGCCACGAGAGCCTTGTGTTGCTGTAAACAACATATTCTCGTATTCATAATCAAAGAATAGCAAATCTGCTACTTGTGCGCCGATATCGTTTACCTCGATCATAACGGCACAATCGCCATACATGCGTCCAAAACGATTGATGATTTCCGTGAATTCAATTGGTGTTATCATGTTATTTCGAAAAACAGCCGCTTGTCTGTATGGCATTTTTGATATATTGATTAGCTGAAAGGCAGAGTAGTCTATACCCTTGCCCCTCGAAACATCGCAAACCATAACATACTCATCCCCTTTCTTGTACTGCTCGTACACTTTAAGGCCCAAAACATCATGAGAAGGAAGTTCGATTCCTTCTACAAGTTGTTTCAGCTTAGAGCCAGTTATGAGAGTTCCAGAGGAACCCAAGTATTCGTTTTCATATTCTTGTGCGAATTTTTCATAATCATAGTTCATGTCGGCTAGTGTGCGTTCGCGCCACTTTTCGTCACGACCAGGAACATCCTTCCAAGTGACAGAAATAAGCTTGAAGCGATTTTTCTTTTGTCTTGCAAGCTGCGTGACTTTGTGAAAGTGATTCAGTCCGTTTACTGTACTAACAAGAATAAGTTTGGTTGTTTCACCAGATGAAATCGTTGGATAAACAGAAGTGAAGAATTCATCCCAATTTTCAATGAAAGCAGCTTCGTCGATGAAAAGCATGTTGACGGCAAAACCACGAATGTTGTTAGAGCTAGTGGCTGTTGCCATGATTCTAGAACCATTTTCTAGAATGATAGAGCCTTTATTCCACTCAACGACACCCTGTTGTAGCCATTGAGGTAAATGCTCGTATGCCAGCTTTATTCGAGCCAAAATTTCGCGCGACACTTCCGCTTTGTTGGCGAGAATGGCAACGTTCTTGTGATGGTTGAATATGACGTAATGAAGAATTATGGCAGTTATGGCTGTTGTATTATGTGACAAAATATCATTGGTATAATAACGATGATTTGGCGAATTGACTGTTACGTCATACATATTCGATGATTCATCGGTCTTTATAACTGAAGTAACGGTTTCAATACCATCTTTGGTGATGATTTTGGTTTGATTTGGAATGCAGTCCTTCACAAAAATCTGGTTGAAAGAATCATCGAATACAATATGATCATCAGCACACGTTATTTCTTTCCCAGAATTCGTTTTTAGAATCCATTCGTCGTATTCAATTGTTTTGTGAATTGCCGCAATGTCTTCCCAACCAGTATCAGTTTCGATTTCCCAATCCGAGACATCAAACGATTCTATGAATTTGCGATTTACTGTGTCACATATATCTTTCACGCAACAATTCCTTTAGGTTTTTGTAATTCATATTTTCCAATTCTTGTAGAGACTTGGATTGGGAAGAAAGGTTTTTCCTCTCAGCGTGTTACGGATTGCCGCTTTTTGTTTGTTTGATAAACTCATAAAAATCTCCTATAGATATACGCATAATTTCACCAGTTGTCTTATTGCATATATTTATAAGCGTGTCAAATTTAACGCACTTTCCACTTTGCCTAGCACACTCTGCCACAACAGCGTTTTCTTCATGTACTGATGTGATGATGTCTCGCTGGTATGGATAGAGAACAATTTGTTCCAGCCCACGATCAACGTGCACGACTTGCATGTAATTTTCTGCAAAGTAAATCGGATCATCAGCACATTTTTGCAATTCTGCAATTCGTTCTTCGGACCACGGTATGATCGTATTTGCTTTTTTTAGATTGCTCGAACCTCTGTAGCCGTTATTTTGTTCCATTTTTCAATTTTGCCCTGAATACTGTGTTTGAGTTGTCATCAAAATTTTTGTGCCAATCTTTGCCATCGTACATTTTAACTTGTTTGCCAGTTGTTGCATCATGTCGAGTAACTTCAACGTCATTGTGTCTGTGTGTCAATCGATGCCAAATGCTTGCGCCTCCATGCGTCAAACCTTCATCCGATTCAATGCCATCGTGTTTACCAGCCTTCAAAATGCTCTTATAGAAATTATCACCACCCAAAGCACTATTCTCGTCTCGGGAAACGTAACCAATGGCAAAATGATTATCTTTAGATGTTAATCCGCGTACTGTCATTCCGCCATGATTTGGGTGTGTTGCGAAATATGAATGTGGCTTTGCGCCATTATAAGAAGCACTGTGTGAATACAAAGTGTGACCATCGCCAATGCTACCATGATTTTCTTCCTTGGTTTTTGGTCCTGCTTCTGGCTTTCTTTCGTGATTTTGCTTTGCTTCTGTTTCATCCTCTGAATTGGGATCGTATAACTGAGGCATTTCACGAATAAATTGCTTGAAGGATTTCATGAAATTTCCTCTAACATTTCCATCGTCTTCGTGCTGCCTTTCCACGCTCACCAGTCCATCCTCGTGAGCGCGCACAAAAACTTTTGCGTCGTTTGGCAGCTTTGCTGCCCGGTTTTACTTTGCCCGTTACTGGTGCCTGCAAATTGGCACCTTCTGTGCGTTTGAAGTATTCGCGCCCCTTTGCATTTAAACCACCAGCAGCGCTTTGGTATTCCTTTTTTACTTCTTCAATTGGTTGACACGAATCTTTGCTGTAAGGTTTTTTTCCAGGCGTTGGTTTATAGCCCTTCCAACAACGAGATTTTTTCTTGGCTTCCTTGATTTCGCGGATGTGTTTGCAAATGCATTTTTTGCAACGACACTTTTTGCATTTTCCACCTTGTCCTGGCGTTTCAGAAGCATATGTGTCAGTCAATGAATCTGTTCCAATCTCGCGATTGGAAGGAGTGTTTTGATAACTCTCTGACTTTATTTTATTGGCTCCGTATGTGCTCGGACTTGTGCTGCTACCAACAAGCCCCCTCAGTGCAGCAATAAGACGATTTGGTTGGCGATTTTGTTGGCGTTTTCTGATTTTTGTTTTTGGCTTCGCGACCATAACTTTTGCGGTTTCTGGTTTTTCCCTGCTAAGAACCACACCATTTTCTGGATGGTTGTGCACCCAAGCATCTGGTTCACCAGAACCAGTGTGTTTTCCGATCATTCCTCTTGCAGTCATGCGAACAGGAATTGCTTGGTTTGGTTTCAAATCTCTGCCAACCTTTGCAATAGAACCCTCACGATACGATTGCTTGATTGGTTTGCCGCTACCCCAAGATGGCAGAGTCGGCTTGTTCATTGCTCTCTTTTCTAAACGCCTAGCAGCGAAAGCGATTTTTGCATCTCTGGCTGCTCGCCCCCCGTGCCCATAAGCAGGCGTTTCTTCAGTTATGGTCAAGGCACGAAGAGACTCTTTTAAGCGTTTGATTTTTTGCAAAATGGCTTCGTTGCTATTTGAATGGTGTTGATATACATGGCTACCATTCGGGTCTTGATACCAATCATGCCCCAACCTACTTTTGTGATTCTTTTTTGTTACGCGCATAGTTTTCCCATCGCCACTTTGGCCACTATCTTTCATCTTTCGTGAAATTCTCCGATGCAATCTTCCCAGAGCCGCCTTTGCTTGGCGTTTGAGTTCGATGTCTATTGGTCCAAGCCGTTTTTCTTCTTTTGCTCGACCACGAATCGGCGGGGTAATCGTCTTTCCTTTGGTGTGCGTATGTGGTGAATCGGCAGAAAACGATCCAGATGCAACGGATTGTCCATACAAATTACTTAATATTTCGATTGCTGTTTGTGTCAAACTCATTTTTCGTCTTTCTTTTTATTGAGTTTTTCTAGAATGTCAGCCGTGCTTGTCACAATCAGATTGTTGTGTACTGTTTGTGGCTGTGTATTTCCGCCTTGCTTTTCATCAATTTCAAGCTTTAGTTTTTCGATCTCCAACAACTGTTTGTTTGCTGCTACCATATTGTGCAGCAACGAACTGAGAACTTCAAATGCACGCGGCTCTTGTGAGCTTGATGCCACTTGAACCAGTTCGTTATATGACATTTCTCCAAGATCAATGAGACGTTTGATGTTTTCTCGAACCTCTTCAAACTTTTCGTCGTTGGTTTCTTTTGTCAAACCAGAAGCCCTTGGTTGTCGAACTGTTATTGTCGTCGTTGGCATCGGTTTGACGCCAAGAGCTTCTGAAAGTGTGTCATCGTCTTTGTAGCCCATTTTCTGTCTTTCTTATTCGTGATCATCCAAATCTACATGCATAACACGTACTTCATGATCAAGTCCGTGTCTTACAGCCATGGGGTATAATCTATGATGTCCGTTTTGCACAAAATGTCTTTTCACCCCATCTTCGCCAGTGAAAGATGCTATCGTTATAGGATACTTTCTATCGCTATATGGTCGCAGAACCTTTTTTCGCATCAAGCGCATTTTGTTGATGTGTAAATTTGGTTGTGATGGTGTCAACTCTCTCAATTTCATTCGTTTTGGCTTATAAGCTTCTTTCGGCGGACTTCGTTTCCCCAAAGCATCCCAAAACTCATCCGATAAATGTCCTCGATGTCCAGGTATTGGAATGTGTTTTGGTGCTTTCCAATGATCAAATCTGTTTTGATGAGAAGTGGACAACGAATCGATTGCTGTAGTCGTTTGACTAACAGAAAGTCTTCGTCGAGCTTCTTCTAAAAACTGTTTGAAATTAAGCACTGCTTTTACCTCGTTTTCCTTTTGCGGCTGCAACCTTTTCAGGATCGGCTGCTGCCAATCGTGCTTTATTTTCTCGCGTCATTTTTTTTTTTTCATATCAACAGGTTCTGGTCTGGGAGCTTCCGATAGCGTATCATCTTCTTTGTATCCCATTATCCTCGCCTAACATCAGGACCAGTAGATGATGCAGCAATATAATATCCTTCAGGATGTTTTTGTTTTAGCGTGCCTGGATTTTTTGTGTAGTCACGCGTAGTAAAATTGATTCCTCGTGCTGCTGCATATTTACGCACATAATTGTGGATATCATGAAGACGCATTACACTAGGAGGGTGGTCTGTATACATGTTTGGTCTCCAAGAGGCATCCAACTTATCTGGTTCTGGCGCGTCTCGATCTTCATGTCCTTTGGCTGGTACAAAGGTGACGTTGCCATTACCATCATGAACCAAATGTCCGTGGTGTTCTCCTTGAATCTTTGATCCCGGTTTTACCGCACCAAACAAATCATTGCCTGTTATGCGAACTTTTCTTTTTTGGCCCTTTTTTAATTGCTTGGCAGCTTCCAATTCTTTATTGTGTTCATGCACAGCATCGACATGATTCAGCAATTCACAAACAAGTTTATGCGCATGATGTTCAGGATGTTTGGCTTGGAATTGGGATTTCGACATCTTAGATATCAGATTCGATAGCATCGCATTTTTGCCGGTGGAAAAACCAAGACAGTTATCGCGACACTCGTGCGAACTTTCTGGACAATTGTTTGTTCCCGACATACCATGCGTGTGCGCTGGTGCACCAGAAACACCAACAGTTATATCTCCAAGACCAGCAGTTTTTTTAATTTTGGTATTATTACCAGTAAAATTTCTTGGCGTTTGTCCGGCAAATCCGTGTTCTTTTTGGTGTGCTTTATCAGCAGCATTAGCAGCTTTAGTTGCCGCCCTATCCTTGCGCGGATCATAACCTTCTTGTTTAAGTTTTTCCGTCACCGCAGAGTAACCGGCTCTTATTCTTCCATGTGCAGTTTCGCCGTTTGCTGCAAATTCCTGGCTTAATTGATGCCCTGCTTCATGAATTCGATGATATTGATTCACTTCTTTTTCTGTACCACCATTCATTGCTGGATGGTGTGCCATACTCGGAGGTCTTGCAACTTGCGCATGCTGCGCTTGTCTCAATTGTTTCCTTTTTTCTCTATGCTTATCACCTTCTAATGGATCGGGCAATTCTCGCCCAAAGCGGTGTGTGGCCGCATTCAATTCTAAGACGCGTTTAATTCCCTTTCCGTCTGGATGATCTGGAACAGGATTGGCGGATGAATGGTGAACAAAGGCACCGCCAGTTTCTGCTTTTTTCTTTGCATCACCACTACTAAGCTTCATTTTAAGGCCGCGAACGCCACCGCTTGAACCATCTTCATTTTGTTCAATGGCATCGTCATCATCACCATTATGAATCTTGTAGAAACGATTGTGTTTGTGATCATATACATGCGTTGCTGTATTTTCGCCTTCATCAGCATGCACAAGCGCAGCAATGTTACGCGGACTTGCATTCAAATGATCTGCAATGATACTATCATTCGATTCGTGATTTCGCGTACCAATATGAGATGTGCTATCGCTGGCTCCATGACGATTTGGAAGGTTCAATGTAATTTCGTTAATATAACAATCGTTGCAAAAACTCTCGTTGATATTATAATTACTAGCGCCATTCATATGAGTTGGTGCACGTAAATGACCAAAAAATGCCTGCAATCGTGTTTTGGCATCGTGTGGTTCCACATCATTGATGCTTGTAGGAATTTCCATCAAAAATTGTTTGAACTTGAGCATTCTTCTCTCCGAATTATTGGTTATTAAGTGTTATTTAGTCGAATCCGCTGTATCCTGTTTTCTGGAAACCACAAAGCGACCTCGTTTTTTGTACATCTCGCCAAAGTTTTCTTTGGTGACTTTGGTTTTTCTGCCATTTGCACTATGCTCTACGTTCAAGTGAGGATGGTTCTCAACCAAATCTCGATATGCATTTACAGAACCACGCGAATGAGCAGTATCAGAATGCCATTCGTCTACATGGCCTTGTGTCACGATGTGTGAAATGATGTTTGAATACTTGCCAACCTGTTTGCGATCCTGGTGTGATCCGGTGTTTCGTACAATGAATTTTCTCTTTCCACTCGCCCCTCTGGGTGGCAAGCCTTCGCCGTTTATTCGATAATGAACATGGCCCTTGGAATTGGTCACAACAAACCCATCATACCCACCAGTTTTTTTATTGTGATCATCATATGAGTGCTTGTATACGTGAAATTTTCCATTCTCTCCGCTACTCATGTGTTCATATATATCACCATAACCATCTCGCCTTGAACCGCTTTTGTGAGTAACCGGATCGAAGGTATCGTTGTCATAAAAATCCTTTCGCACGTCATCCACCATTTGTGGCATTTCGCGCAAAATTTGTCCAATTCGTTTACCGTACATTACATCAATCCTCTTTAGCTACTCGTGTTTGCATCGGTTCCGTCTTCCCAAACGACAACATAACCAAAATCATCATCAACAGCCACGTTTGCGTATGCTATAGCGGCAGCGGAATTGCTGGTTGCTGTTCCGTTTGCAGTCAATCCAGGTGTTACTGTATACTTGAATACGGCTGTATTTGTCGTGCTGGTGTTGCCGACAAAGAACTGCGTATTTGCTACTTTGACAATTGGTTTTGAAACAACAGGACCATAGAAGTAAGCTTTCATAACAAAATCCAGTGTCCAGAAAACCGTACGTCGATCTTGTGTAAGTTCTCCCTGATATCGATCTTCAAAATTGACAGCATTCAAAATTATAGGAACGTCATGGTCGATATTCATTGCGGGTATCAAATTCAATGTTGACGTAAACTCTGGCGTGAAAAACGGCAATATTTGCTCGACGATTTGATTTCCTTCGCTGATGTTTTTGGACATCACATAAACCTTGAAGAACAGATCATATGGCACTGGCGTGTACGTGCGCCTCAGTTTATTAAGATCGTTATCATCTTTGCGAACGGTGCGTCCCATTACTGGTAGCTTTCGATCAGGATCGTACTGCATGCCAGTCAATTCAAACCCCATGTGTGGAAAAACCAAAAACCCAGGAGGGCAATTTTTCGATTCTTCGGAACCGGGTTTAATGTCAACACGAAGTAGATTTCTGTCTCTACCTGAATAGCTCAATGGAACACGAACCAAAGACGTTTGATCTCCGGTTGTTGGATCGGTTCGTTCAACGCGAATATCAGAAAATACGCGACCAAAATAAATCACGTAGTTTCTGAGATGGTCAAATCCAAACGGTTGGTGTCCATATAGACTCATTTACTATTCCCTTTTGATATCGATTCGCTCATATTCGATGTCTTTGTCTATTGTGCCAGTCTTCGTATTGTTTCTGTTTCATTTTATCATAGGCACCTTTGCCATGTATTCTATCGTGATCTTCTCTTTCGCGCTGTATTTTATCCAGCATTTCTTTTTCAAACCGCTTTCGGACTTCTTCTTCTGTTGCCCCTTTGGTGTTTGAAACCCTATCTCTCAGGCGAGAAGAAAGATGGTGACCTCGGTTTCGATCATGCCAATCCCATCCTTCTGGATGCAACTGATTGAAAAAATATTGATGATCGCTCGTATAATAAAGATGTGTCTGATGGCCTCTTTTTCTAATAAACGCATTTTTTTCTGCCTGCGTTTCCATCTGACTAGTTGCCCGCAAAGTCTGGTGCAAATCTTTCGCGGGCGGTGCCACACCAAGAAATGCGCTTATTCCTGTTGCAGCAGCGGCAGCACTAATAGCGGTATGCCTGCCCAATTTTTTCCAATCAAGCGCTTCGTCAACTTGTTTTTCGCGCAGCCAATCTTTGTACTCTTCAAAAAGCTCACTCATTGCTATTTGCTTTCACTTCGATAGTAATTTCTCGACCAGTTTTGTTGGATATACACTTCGGTGCTGTTTTGCTTTTATATGGAACGTAACCACCGGCTTCTTTGCATGCGGCGATATAAGCTTCCGTAGTGCCTGTTTCAGCAGCAACAGAAGGCTTTTCTTCTGTTGTTTCGATGGTTGTCTGTTCTTGAACAGGTTCCTTTTTGGTATTTGAAAAGCCAAAGAACAGACCAAGCGCTATTGCAGTAGCACCAAGTACCTTAACCCATGTATTTGTCTTTACCATCGTTATTCTCCTGATATTACCATGGGTTTTCACCCCACTGATGATCTTGTGTCCAATCGATAATATTGTTTTCCGTGTTTGCTGCATCTGGATCACCAGCAGCATCTTGAAACTCGTCGTTTTGATCTATAATGCCAACAGCTTCTTGCTTAACTCGGAAATCTTCGGTTGTGAGAATTTCCCCTGCTTCTGTCAACAAAGCATCGCCATCTTCGGTTAGAATGGCCCAATCATATGCATTGAGGCTGCTTGTTTTCTGTAGACAATCAACTTCTTCAATGCCAGTATTTAGAATTTCGCCAGCATAACGAAATAGCTCGACTGTCAGATCGTATTGGTTTTCATATCCGTGCTGATAGAAGTAAGGGTGTTCATCGACGAACTTGATTTCATATACGCGATAATCCAGGTTTGGAATATAGATCAAATCCCCTTCTCGTGGTCGAAACACGCCAGCATCTTTTTCGCTTGGATAGATGATTTCTTCCCAATGAATTCGTGCCATTGTGAGAATCAATTGCAATTGAACTTCAATGCCAAATTGCGTCATCAAAGCATCGCTGCCTTCGAACCCTTGCCAAGACTTGATGTACAATGGAATTTGGTATGCAGTGTCGAATTTGCTTTGCGCATCTTCATAAAAAATATCGTCGAAGTCTACGCGCCTGCGTGGCATGTAGTACATGTCCCAGCCAGCCACTTCTATGGTTTCAGCAACCAAATCGTCCATAAGACGCTGTGTTTCTTCATGCTCATAAAGCTGAAAATGCGGATTTGTGGTTGCTCTTGCCATTAATTATGTGCTCCGTCAGCCGATGAAAAATGTAGATGGAAGCGAATATTTTGAAATCATCTCTTCTTGCATCTCTTTGATTTCAGCCGCTGCTTCGTCATAAATCTGTTGCCCATTCAATTGAACACCACCAGGAAGCATTGTGCCTTGGAATTTTTTCATGTTGTTGCCCCATTGAAGCTTTATCAATGCGGTTGCATAATCCAAAAGCCATCTGTCTTTCCATACATCTGTCCATACAGCAGGATCGATAACCTCGTATGCTTCGACGACTATATAATCGCCAACCGTGGTAATGTTCCAATCCATATCTGGATAAATTCGATTTTTGTGTCTGTTGTAGCGAACAGGAACGTGACCAACCAAAAGTTCTTCAAGAAGACCAATGTGTTGAAAGGCAGAAAAATATGGAACAACGCTTGACGATGTTAGATTGTACAGATCGTTCAAGGCGATTTGGTAACGAATGTTGAAGATACTCTGTGTTGATGACTGAGAAAACCCGATTGGAAAGATTCGAATCGCGCCTATGATGTTTTCTGGTATTGGAATCCAACCGCCCAATTCGCACGTTATAGAAGCTCCTGAGCCGGTGTTTGATGTTACAGACACCGTAGGTGCCAAGCCATAGCCTTCTCCGTTGTCGGTGAGCGTACAGCTTTGTATGACGCCACTACCATCAGTTATGATTGTTGCAGCAGCGTTGGAACCGCTTGAACCACCAACACTGGTGAAAACAACCGTGTCGGTGTTGGCATAACCAGTACCACCAGCAACAACCGTACAATCATAGACTTTTTCTGCAAAGTTGTTTGCAGAAACGACATGCTTGTAGAACGTTCGATCAGAACCATTGAAGTGATAGTCAGCATAATACTTCAACGCCTGATCGATGCGATCATCGACTTGTTCGTCCGTGACGTTTATTTTTACGATTGGATGTCCCAATTGTCGTTTACAATAGTCAGCAAATTCTGTTTTTGATGTTGGTAGTGCCATTGAATGTCTCCGAACTGGTTGTTATTTATTTAGAGATGATCCAATGGTAGAATTTGGTCTTCATTGACGTTAACCATCCTGGTGGCATTGGTTGGATATACCACGCATAATACATTCCAACGAATGCTGCGATTGCAAGCCATACAAACCCCATTACTCTTCATCCTTCTTTTTGCGCATGTTGGAAATAGCACCAAACACCGAAGATGTAAAAGCAAATCCGGCTATTCGAAGTGCTCCAAAAGCTTTGTTGATGATATCGCGAACTCTGCCCAAGACTCCTGTTGATTTTTGAAACCAGCTTGAATTGATTAGAGTGTATGCAACAGTCAGTACACCAACTAGTTTAGTGTAGAATGATCTCTCATCTCCACCAAACAATCCAGTGTAGTTTTTGAACCAATCGAACTTCCATGCGATAAATGTAATACCGCCAAGAAGAACTACTATGATGAGAATTTCCATTGATTATTTGTCCTTTGACATGTGAATGAACGCTCTATTCCCAAAGTAGAAACCAATACATGCTCCAAATACAGCGTTGGTGTATTCATCCCAAAGAGTCGAAAGAATTTCCTTGGCTGGCATGTTTTCAGCAAACATGATCAAACCAACGGCTACTTTGATGCCAACAAATGCAATGAAGAACGAATACGTTATAACAGGGCGTACAGAAGCACGAAGGATGTCAATATACTTGTTGCTAGGAATATCAGTATCGTGGCGTCGTAGAGATTCTGTCTCTGCCGCAGAGGCTTTAACACTCTCAATAAACACCCGACGATCCAATCCTTTAGCCGCCGCTTCCATCCGTAGTTTGGTGAGTTCAATTTCATGTCTAAATCGCTGTCCATTTTCGAGCCAATTTACCAATTGTGGTATGGCAGACGATAAGATACCGAGAATTGCAGGCAGAACGCCTGCCAATAGAGTAAGCATAGTGTTGTTCCTATCTGGCGTGAAATCTGTTGTATTTATGAAAAAAGGCCCCTTGGGGCCTCAGTGTTCCTTATCCAAATTTAGATAATGAACATCTGCATGTTCGTGATCAGCCGCTCTCAATGCAACGTAATGGTGATGTCCATTTAGTATCCAATGTTCTCCATTGTGTTTGGCGACTAGCATGTGTGGTTCATCGCCTATTTGAGTTTTCTGTGCAAGTTTTGAATCGGCTGTTGCGTTTGTCTTTTGCTGTGTTGCTCTCAGGCTTGCCAATCGCACATTCTTGACTGTTGTGTACTTTCGAACATTTCCTGGTCGCTTATTTTTCCATTTCTCATAAGCAATTAATGCATCGTTGGATTTTTCTGCGTCATAACCTCTTGTTGGTATCATCTGTGGTTCATAATAGGGATCATCGCCATATTTGGCCTTTTCATATGGGTCTGATCGTCTAATTCTTTGCAGATTTCTCAATGCATGTTCTGTGCTGCGAAGTTCTGCTATAAATTGTTTGAAGCCTTTCATATCAGTCCTTCAATTTAACTCTAAAACGAGAATCAAGGGCATGCTCATCCTCGAAGTTTTTGTCCCAATCATCACCAGTGTGCAATTTGATTTTCTTACCATCTTTGTCGTGTCTGGTAACTTCCACATCACTATGATCATGTACTAGCCTGTGCCAAATACTAGCCCCACCGACACTGTGCTGAGAATCTGATTCGATAGTATTGTGTTCGCCGTGATGTAGGATTGTTTTGTAAAAGTGATCAGCACCATAAGAACAATCGGGGTGCTTGGCAACAGAATTGATTCTAAAGTGTCCCTTTCTAGTAGTGCCGCCCCTAGCTATCATGTGAGTTGGTGTATCTTCATCATCATGGTCATGTGTCAACATGTAAGTGTGTGGTTTAGTTTCTTGTGGGCTTACCTCATCAGAGGCATAACGCCGACTATAAAAATCATATTCACCAGCGGGTCCATGATATTCATCATGGGCATAAGGACCACCAGATTTTGGATGCGGATGATCGTCCAATGTTGATTTATCTATATTAGCATTCAGTTCTGGCATTTCTGCTATAAATTGTTTGAAGCTTTTCATATCAGTCCTCCGTCAACAATTCTGGCAGCTTCATGTCAGGAGCAGCATCTTTGAGTTTTTCCTTGGTTCTGCCATATGCAGTCACACCAACAATTGTAAGCATCGAGATGTGAAACAGACCAGCGCCTTTGAGAGTCAATGGTTCCCATTGTGTCAATTCTATTCCGCTATTGCCCATAATCATAAGACCAGCTTGAACAGCAATCATTCCGATTGGAGCAAGAACGAAGTCGAAGAACACGGTAACGGCATAAATCCAACCGATTGCTGGTCTCCATTTGTTGTGAAAAAATCTCTCATACTTCGTCATCTTTAGCTCCAGGTTTGTTTTCTTTCAACCAAATCCAAACGCTGTTTGAACCTTCATCTGGTTCCTGGTATTTGGTTGTGTGGTTTGGATCGAGCCAATCCAAAAATGCTGCTATGGGTTTTGCCCATGTTCTTCCGGCATCGCGTTTTTTTCCAATATACGAAGACAAAGTTTCGTCTGGATCGATACCAAAGATTGCACCGACCAATTGATCGAGTGCAACCAGAATGTTTGTGAGCCAGAGACAAATTGCCTTTGAGTAATATTGGATGGTTGTCATCACGGATTGTTCCAGAAAATACAAGGCAATTGACCAGCCATTCCTGAGTATTGAACGCCACCAGAGAACTTGCCTTCAAACAGGCATGTGTGCGAATTCGTGACGTTAATCGGCCCTTCGAAATCACAACCATAGATGCGAACACCTGTCGATGGAACGCCTGTTGTACCACCGATCCAAAGTCCCATCATCGACTGAATACCTGTACCTGTATAGGTATTGACGTTGTACATTCGAAGATCGTTAATACCCCAAAGAACCATCGCAGGGCTTGTGCATTGCATCACTTCCAGGTTGTTCATGGTCGCACCACGCAATCCTGGTGGCGACGTTCTGCTTGTAAACAACCCGTAAATGGCATATGACCAAGTTCCTGCCACTTGCCCTGGTAGCAATGAACCTGTAGTGATGCGCAGATTCGACAGATCAAATCGATCAGGCTGATACCAGCCATTCGAACCAAGATGAATTGCTATGCCACCTGTCGTCCCTGGTCCAGCAAAAACCCACATATCTCGAACAGAACCACCCGGCCTTGGCACACCATCTTTTTCACCAGAAAATCGAATAGCGGTTTGCCCGTTATTAATTCTCATAACGCCACCTTGGAGTGGACCAGAACTATAAATGTTCACACCAGAAGTATTGATTGCTTGCGAAATCTTATATGTGCCTGCACCGATTCGAACGTTTTTGTGATCTGTCAGATAGGCAGCATCGATGGCTGCTTGGATTTCTGCATAGTTGTCGTCATTGGCTGGACTTGCACCGAATTCAGCAACGTGAATTTCAGTTGGGTTTGAAGTAGTGCCTGTTGTTGCAGGATGCGAAACAGGCGGCGGTGTGTTTTCTAGCGTTTCCACTCGTTGAAGTAGAGCGTTGAAATCGTCTTGTGTTGGTACGTTAATTGGCATTAAACCATCCTTGCGTTAGCTCATTCTAGCATTTGCTAACCACGTTTCATTGAAAACTGCCGACCCATTAGTTGCCGTCGAAATCCGATAAGATCGAAAGCCCGTTACTCCGGCCCCATCATTGCTTGGAGTAGTGCTCATAATCGCAACTCCGGTGTTGGTTTGTGTAACAGACGGCGTTGTTCGTTTATTCACCTTGAATGGAACATATTCACCATAAAAGTAACCACTGGTAACATATCCGAAGAACGTCAAAAGTTGGCCGCTTTCGAAGTATCGTTGACATCTTCGCAATTCATGATCATAAGGAAGCAGAAACTTGTGTGCGTCTTCTGCGCTGATGGTGTGTTCACCAGGAATGGCAATCCAACCAGTTGTGTGAAAAGTGTTTCCTGATCCTAAAGCACCGAAATTGTCTTGTGTAGTAGAACCAAATGTGTTTGCTTCTGTCAGCCAAGTTTCTAAAGTTGAATTTGCCCAATCTGTTCCACAAGCAAGAGATAATCCAGTATGAAAACAAGTTGATGTGTTTGAATTCCAAGTGCCATTTGCATTAGCTGGAACGGTAAACGAACTCCATGTCCACGTGTTACCTGCAACTGTAATCTCTTTTAGATATGCTGCATCAGTGCCCAAAACATTACGAATGTAGTATGAAAATGTTAGTGGACTTGAACAACGAGACCAAAAACCAACCGTTAGTGGTGTAGCGTTGGCAGTGCCCCATCCCAACTTTCTTGCAAAGGTGCCTTCAATGATTTGCTCTGTCAAAAGGTAGTTAGCGGTGTTTGGAGATGCATTAGCAGTTGCAACTGAGAGGTAAGTAGAACTATGGTAATTTTCTGAAGGAACTGATGTAGTATTTTGTGCACTGCTAACATTATGCCCACCAGAATAGACTGCTGAGAATTGATCTACTGGATAATAGGAACTAGCATTAGAAGAAGCAGTACCATTTTCTTGTGAAATTTCCATTCCACCATTAACAATCAAATTATGAATGGCCATGCTTTCAATTGGACCAGCCGACATGTTGTTTCGAAATACTCCTTTTTGAGTATTCGAGTAAGTCACGTTGGTATCAGCAATCAAAAAATCTGAGCCAGTTGTATTTGAAACGCCAATATAGCCATTAGCATAGATTACTGCTACTGGTCCGTTAGTATTGCCAGTCTTGGCTGTAAGATCGGTTGTGCCATTTGCCGTAGTTACGGTTGTAACAGAAATCTCAGACATGAATTATTTTCCTGGGTTTTGTGCCATGATGTTTTGGAATTGTGTCAAAGCAGCAGCCTTAGCAGCATTGATGATTCCTTCTGCATCAGCATTTGTCCAATTAGGGTTAGTGATATTCATAGTGTCGAGTGCACCGAGTGTGTTTCGACGAACACCGGCAATTGCACCAGCAGCAGCCGCATACCACATAGCTTGCTGAATAACTCTGGTAGAAAGAGTGTGCATGCCTTCATTGGTCAAGGATTCTTCAGTTTGCAGAACAGTCCAACCAGCGGGTTCAGCAGTATTTGCAGCAGCAGATGCCGAAGCATGCGAATTGGATGATGCATATTCTGCTGTGTATGCGCGTGCTGCATCATACTTTCGATCCCACGAAAGTTTCTCTGATTCTGGCACGGGACCAGTGATCTGATCTGCCAACCCATCAGCAAACTGAGTAACAGTCGATTTCCAGCTTAGTAAATTTAGTGCGCGTTCTTCTGCTGTCCATGTTTGAATTGTAAATCCAAGATTTGCATTCAGGTGATCTTGCACTTTCCTTGCAATTTCACCATCCGTTTCCAGAATGATGTTATTGGCTTGTGGGTCTCGACGACCAGGAACACTCCAAGTGTTTCCTCGTTCGTCAATAAACTTCAGAGTGTTTGTTTCGGTTACTATTAGTTCTGTCATCATCCTCGTTCCCATTTGGTGTTTAAGTGTTTTGTGCCATCATGGTTATCTATTGCACTAAGATAATGTTGATGTGCTGGTGGGTTTCCCCGCTTGAGAAAATTACTCACTCTTTTATGTACTCTGTTCATCGAATTGCGTTCCAATCCAGCCATTGTTTCTGCCATATCTTTATGATAACCAGACACTTTTTTTCTTGTTTCGGGGTCGTTATGATCATCTGCCGACCATTGCGCAAGCATATTTACCGTATCAAAGGCACGTTCTTCTGTTTTTCTTTGATCTATTTCAGCATTTGCTTTTCGCCCGCCTCTACCAAATCTATTGACGGCATCTATAACTTGTTCCTTAAGGAACTCCTTGAACGGTTTCATCTTTTCTTTCCCTTAAAGCCTTGCGTTTGCTCTATAATTAGAAATTGTTCCGCCGCCAGATGCTGCCAGGTTGTAGATGTAATAATAGTGGTGAGTAGTAGTTGGTGCTGATCCTTCTAAAGTTGATCCGGCATAAGCACCACCGCTGGCAGTAAATGTGTACGACATGCTTGGAACTGCTCTTTTTTTCTCTTTGAAAAAGTCGGTCTGAAATAAAACAACAGAGGAAACACCACTGAAAGAACAACCAGCAAATACGTCATCTATTGTTTCATAATATCGCTGGCATCTTCGCAATTCATGATCATAAGGAAGCAGAAACTTGTGTGCATCAGCCGCCGCAATGGTATGTTCACCCGGAAGCATTACCATTCCAGTCATATTGAACGTATTACCAACACCCAATCCCATGAAATTGTCTTGTGTGGTTGTTCCAATATAATTGCCAGAAATCCATGAGTCAGTAGTAGCATTTGCAAAGGTTGAACCAGTAGTCAGTGTAACTTCCTGATATATTCCAACAGATGTGTTCGAATACCAAGTTCCGAGAGCAGTTCCTGGTATGGTAAATGTATTCCAAGTCCAGGTATTTCCTGTCAGTGTGAGTTCTTTTATAAAGCTAAGATCGGTTCCCGATGATCTCAACGCATAGCTGTAAGTCAAGTCTGTTGAACAGCGAGACCAAAACCCGACTGTAATCGGCATTGCATTAGCGGTGCCTAGACCAAGTTTTCTAGTAAACGTTCCTTCGAGACGTTGTTGAAAATTGAGACTATCGGTTGAACCAACCGAAGCATCTTGAATCTGCACATTTGCTTGAATTGAATGGCTGTAGTTATTTGATGGCGTTTCTGTCGATTGCCAAGAATCACAATCAAATCCAGTTACGCGCATGGCAAATTCATCAACAGGATAATAACCAGTTGTGTTGCCAGCAGCAGTGCCATTTTCTTGTGAAACTGACATTCCGCCATTAATCATGAGATTATGAATGGCCATCGACTCGATACTTGGTACACCGAGATCGGCCTTGACTTGTGCAGTGTTGGCAAAAAACAGACCAGTAGTATTTGCGCGCCATTGTTCAACACCAGCAGCATATGCGATTAGCGTGTTGGAACCTGTATAAACAATGCGGTTGTTGCCAGTTGATTCGAAATGTAAGTTGCTTACTTGAATTTCAGACATTTTATTGTTCCTTACATTCTAGCGTTTGCTGCACCAACACCAGAACCAGCCATTCCTGTAGCATTGGTTAACCCAGTTCCCTGAATTGATATTCTTCTTCCAGCAACTCCAAAAGATGGAGTAAAATTGATTCTAGTACCACCACTCCAATATTGAAATTGAGACACGACGCTTACACTTGGCGTCACCCGCATATCAGTTGGCAATTGCGTGCTTTCATACACCGAAAACGAACGTGATCCTGGGTAATATGTTATTACATTATTAAATTGAACATAGTACCTCTGACATTCTAATAGGTCAGCATCATAATGAGGTAATTCAAATCTTGGTGCTACACCAGTTGAATCTGGGTCTGCATACATTCCTACATCAAATATTTCAAAAACATCAGAAGTATTTCCAATGCCATTTGATGTTGATGATGTTCCAAGATGGAAGCCAGATTGCCAAGCATCTGCAGTTGTTTGAAAGGTGGAACCAGTAGCAAAGGTGAAGAATAGTCGTAATGATAAAGTGTTATCTTTGTTCCAAGTTCCAGAAGTATCACCAGGAAATGTTAGTGTCTGAAGGGTATCAGTATTTGCATCGCCTCCTGAGATAGTGAATTCACGAACAAATGTCCGATTGGTATCTTGGTTTACCATAGCAACTGCATAAGTTCCTGCAGGACCTTTGAAACCAAATCGCAACACCACATCAACTGCATTTGCAGTGCCCCACTGCAAATCAGCAGTTCTTAGACCTTCAATGTATTGAATAAGAAGAGCATATTGCCCAGCAGCAAGAGAAGTATCTGCCGATGTTACTGTCATTCTGATTCTATTTTCTGAACCGCCAGGAGTTGCCGAAGATACCTGCTGTGTTGTTAATGTACCATCTTGGCTGTGAAAAAAAACCCACTGGTCCACTGGATAATAAGCATTAGTAGTTCCACTGCTTGTACCATTTTCTTGACTAATTCGCATTCCAGGATTGACGATGTAATTTTTTGGTTGACGAAAATTCAGGCCGCCTTGTACAATTGATGTTGGTGTAATGGCTGTGTTTACACTGGTGTTACCAACACTAAGACTAGTCAATCCATTGATTGTTTCAACGTTTATTGATGTTGGTGTAATGGCTGTGTTTACACTGGTGTTACCAACACTAAGACTAGTCAATCCATTGATTGTTTCAACGTTTAATGTAGACATTATACGACCACCAGTCTTGCGCCAGCTTCAATGGTAAGTGTATTACCAGTGGCAATAGTAAGTGGACCAGCAACAACACTATTTTCACCAGCAACAAGTGTTACGTTTGCCGACTGTGTGTTTCCGTTGATTTTGTAGAGGTTGTTGGCATTTGGAGCATCGCCTATAGCTCCAAGGTTGCCTTTATAGTATCCACCACCAGCACCAACTTTATCCCAAACGTTATTTGCATAACCTTCGAATTTGTTGATCTCTGAATTGTAGCGGAACATTCCGTTTGCACCAGAAGGACGATCTGCCGTATTACCAACAGGAACAAGAATTGCGTCGTTTGATGCTATGTGTACTGTTACGGATGGACTGGCTGTATTAACAGCCAAACCTTTGCGAATGCGAAAAAACTTTTCAGCCAAGTTCATTCTCCCCTGGTCTTGTTGTTATTGATTATTTATAGTCATTCGTTATTTACGAGTTCCATTACTGAGCAATCGTATTGTTGTGTTTGCTGATGTTGGCGTAAACCAAACTCTTACGTGTGTTGAATTCGCATTCGCAGTCAAAGGCCCCATCGAAGTGTTACTATCAGTCACTGCATATTCAGTAAAATAGGCATTTCCTTCATCTTGAACCACCACCAATTTTGAAATGGTTCTGTTGTTGGCAGCATTGTCATTGATTGTTGACGTGTATTCCATGCTAAAGTAGGCAGATAGCAACCAAGAATCTACTTCCTGTGCAGAAGTTCCGGTTGTAGTATGTTCTATTGGTTGTCTGCCTGTTGCCAACAACCACGATCCGTTTGCATTGAGAAAATATGCGTCATCCGCTTTTTGTGCGGCGGTTGGTTTGGTAAAGGTAAAGGAAACAGTGGAATTTGAAAATGTCAGTGACGTACTATTTACCACACTATTGACGGTTGAGTTGCCTATGCCAACTCTAACGCCAGTAACAGCAACGTTGGAAGTTATTGGTAGTTCTGCGCTCGATTGAACATTACCACCACGCAAACCATTGACTGCTGTCAATGTTGTATAAGAGAAGATTCCATTACCATACGCATTACCAGTGGTAATGGAACCATTCGCGTCCGAGTTGGCAGTAACAATGGTGTTTGATGTCAAGTTTGCCAACTCATTGACTTTATTGATCAGCGTTTGAAATGTATCTGTAGTGATGTTGATGAGCGTTACTGATTGTGTCATCTAGCGTTTGCCTTGATTAGTGTTTTCAATTCATCGAGTTCGCGCTTCAAATCATTCACTTCGGATGTAACCTTGTCCAATTCCTTTTTGTGTCGCCGCCTTTCGAGTATCATTTTGTATTCCGACTCGTTGGTATTTATGATAACGTTGGTTTTTTCGTCTCGATATAGGCCGGGTGCGTTCTTGATTGGTTTCATGGTTATGCACTCAATCCGACACCACGCATATCGTCAATTCGAGGAATGATGTGTGGATTTGACGACAACATAACAATTTTGATTGCAATAGACTCGTATCCATCGAATTTTGAATATGCGCTGTTGTAATAGCGAACGATGTTATCGTTTTGCTTGTTATTGAATGCTTGTCGAGGATATGTGATTTTCTCTATGTTCATTCCCTCAGTGATCAACGAAACGTTGGCTGTTGTCGTGTCCATAACAAATTCTGTGTTGTTGGTGATGGAAGCAACCGAAACGACCAAATGATTGTTAACAAAAAGAGGCTGATACATGTAAACAAGATCACCAACTGCCAGATCAGTAGAAAATGTAGTGCCTGATCCAACAACAGTAGCATTGCCTGATTGAATTTGTACTGATCCATCAAGAGCAGTTCGTGTTTGTGGCACTTGGAAGAAACCAAATTCCATTTCAATGAAGTCATCCAAATCACTGGTTGACGAGAAGAGATTGTTGCCAGCCTTTACTTCCAACTCTGTCCAGTTTTTATCGTCAAAAGCATCTGGGTCTTCGTTTTTGAAGATGCGTGCATATGCGCGAACATCAGTATTAGCAGGACGATATGCCGTAAGGAATAGACGCAAGTCTTCGGCGGTTCGAGCAAAATTGAACGTTTTTGTTATGCCCTTTGCATATGCATTGCCACTATCCGTGTGTTCATCTGTGTAATCATTGTTAATGATATGCTTTGTGAACAGAATCTTTGGTTCCCAGAAACGAATGGTTGAGAAATCAGAGTTTGAATAATCAACATCAACAGTCAGCTTGAATGATTCACTCGTGAGAGTAGAAGTGTTGCTAACCTTGTCGTTTGGATTGCCATTTGCATACAGAGTATTGAATTCGTTGGACTTTGACATGATGGCAGGAATTTTGTCGAGGTAATCAACATAATTTACGTCATACATGACAATATCAAGTTGGTTGGTTGTTCCACCATCATTTACATAAAACGCTTCGTTGGCAATGACATTTGAATCTGGTGTTTTGTAGTAATTGGTTTCCAGTTTCAGGTTATAGTCGTTGTCTTCGGTGTCGTCGATTGTAAAGAATGGAACAAATTCACCCAATTCAAGATTTCGAACTGTACAATCGCGGAAAATGTTGCTGCCATATTCTGTTCGAAGATCAGCACCAACAGTATATGTAAAGGTTGCGCTTGAGCCAGCGCTTGTGTTGGATGTGGTATTGCCTACTTGTGAAGAATTTGCAACCACTGCCTCAATGCTTGCACTGTTGACAAAACCACAACCAAGATTCGAGAAGTGAAGGGCAGTAATTCCGCCAGTGGAATTCGTTACCAGATTCGCAACTGCAACATAACCACCAGTTACGACGCCGGGAACGTTTTCGAAACCTTTCACATAGAAAACATCGCTGTTGTTATATCCAGAACCACCGTTGGTGACAGTAACAGCAGTAATTGTGTTGTTCACAAAACGAACTGTACTGTTGGCTGAAGAATCAACCAGCATCAAGAATGAACTAGAAATTCCAAATGGAGATGTTCTGTCAAATTGCGAACAGCGACCAGTTGGCGTAATCATCACCTTGGCGTTGCTGGATGAGAACGAAACTTCTTCAGTGAGAACCAAGCGAGTGTTTGATTCAATTGCAGCAATACCACGAATGTTTGTCGTTGTTTCGTCGGTTACGACGATTTTGCTGTTTTCGTCAATCGTCGAGAATATGTTAGACCACTGAAATGTAGCACCATTTGGAAGAAGTGTGTTTGCTACAATAACATTGTTTCCAGAAGTTGTCGTGATGGTTAGATATGAATTTGAGTTTGACCATCCACCAGGATAGAAAACGGTGTTTTGATATGCTTGTTGTGCACCAATAAACTGCCCTTCTGTCGATCTATCGAAGTCATAAAGAATGTATTCATACGAGTTGAAGTTGATATTAAACCCAGCGTTGGAGCTTGTGTTGTTTGCAGTGACAGAAGAATTTTCGCGTGGTCTAATAATCGTAGAACTATCGATTGAACTATTACCAGAAACAGGAATGCCGCCATGCGAGTATCGAGCAATCTTGATGTCGAATTTGATTGTCGTATCACTAACAGGCCGCCAGTTTTTCAAGTATTCATCCAGGTTGGAATCATCAGTTGCCTGAAATACTGTGTTGAACGTATAATATTTGCCAACGATTTTGTTTGATGGGCCAGGAGAGATCAGTGTTGAGCCAGTCAAAACTTCGCCAACTTTACTTTTCCAAATTACGTATTGGCTGGACAAATCATATGACCAGAGAATTGCATACTCTTTACCAGTTTCAACTGTAATAGGACGAGGAAAACGAAACGTGCTTGGAACCGTGGCATCCGATGATGTCGTGATATCAGAATACGACAATTCGGCTTGTTCGAGTGTAAAAACGCCGCTATCTCGCGTAATTAGAGGAACACCATATCGAGTCGGTACGATATAGACAACAACACCAGGACGTGAGTTTGTCAGGTTCAAGTTGAAATCTGGCTTGAACTTGAAGTATAGATTTACTGCCGAAATGTCGCAAGTTGGCGCATCGTTTACTACTGCCGGATCGACATAGAAAACCTGTGCACCATCAAAACTTTTGGTAAGGAGTGGCATTATTATGTATCCTCGTAATTGGTCAAATCTAAATCAGGCGAGAATGGAAGAAGAATATTCGAATTGTAGATTCGCTGTGCTTTTGAAAGTCCTGTTGCGTCACTCAGTTCAAAGATGGTTTTTGATAGATAAACATTTTCTTTCTTCTTCTGCTTCGGGTCTTTGAAACGTTCTCCTTCGGATGTAAGCGCGCGAGTTTGCTTCTTTTCAAAAACTCGGTTATCCTTTGAGAAGTTTAGAGTGTTTGGAACCTCAACCAAACACTCCAATAAAAGTTCGCCATCAGAAGACGATAATAGAGTTCCGCCATAATCACCGCCATTCTTTCGCGTTGCGAATGAGTGATCGACACCGTTGAGCGTCATCGTATAGATCGTGTTTGGCTTCAATCCACGAAAAATCATTCGCAACGCTACAGTACGTCTCTTAGTTGTGAATAGAGCTTCATCTGTCAAATTTGTCATTTCTTATCCTCTATTTATCTGACTTTGGTCGAATCATCAGACCAACAACGAAACACAATGGCTCAAATACTGCGCGTAATGCTGCACCCGGCCAGAAACGTTTGCCGCGCTTTTGTTGTCGAATATCAGCAGTTCGGCTTCTTACAATATATTCCACCGAATGCTTGACTGCTCTTCGTGGCAACGAGTTTCCACCCTTGTAATATTTAATTAGTGGTCTGAAAATCGCATGATAACCACGCTGATAAGCAGGATGGAGTGTTTTTGATTGCTCAAGCCAGATTGCTTGGCGATATGAACCAAAGCCATATTCATTGTTCATGGCAGTACAAACGATTTTGGCACCACCACTGCCGCCACCGCCGCCGCCGCCGCCGCCATCGCAATCGCCGCCAGGGTCGCCGCAACCTGCGTCGCCGCCGTCATACCAATTGCCGCCGCCACCAGTGGCAGGCCGACCAGGAGCACCAGGGTAGCCAGGAACACCAGGAGCACCAGGAACACCAGGAGCACCAGGAGCACCAGGAGGCGGTGTCGGACAACCAACAGTGGAACGATCAATGGGATAGCGGAATAAAAGCTTCCAACGGCTCGAACCATCACCTTTGAAGGTACGAATTGTGTAATTTCTTCCAAGGTTTGGATTGTGCGTAAACGTAATTTTTCCCATGTAATTTGCATAACCACTCGATATGGTTCTATCTATACCATAGATCGAGAAGTTTTCATCAAACCACTTGGATGCTTCATCGCTGCGAACCAAGGTTTTTTCTGCTGCTGTTAGCGCTGTCGAATCGGATGTGGACGCCAGGAGAGTTGTTCCTTGATAAATTTCAACACGAATGTTCTTGTCATATGCATAGAAGAAAACTGTTGCTGTGCTATTCACGTATTCAATTACACCAGGAGAAATTTCAGACGCACCACCAGCGAGTTTCACTTCCCAATTGTCTACATAGGAAGAAACGGCATTGCCGGTTTCTGTTACGCTGAATTTGGTGCGATAACCAAAAGTGTTTGCAATCTGTGTATCCGGCAAACAGATCGGTTCAATTGCATCAGCAGGATCGGATGAGTTTTCTTGATTGACAAGATCGAAATCTACGTATTCACCCCAAGACGTGTTGGCAATGCTAAACCCTGCAACCCATGTCATACGAGGCGGAACAAGTTTGTTTTGATGAATACGCGCAGCGAAAATCGGGTTTGAGTAATCGAGACGTTTGTAGTCATCAAATGCATCTGCAAAGAAGCCAAACTTAAATCGATTGAGATTTGGATCGAGCGAACTAGGAATGATGCGATCCTTCACATCTGTTTCCAAAAGTGACAGTGAAGTATAATATTCCAAATCAGAAACGCGACGTTCGAGTTGGTTCAATTCAGCCATTGTGAGATTGGTTGGCTGTGTGTGTTTGGAAGATGTCGAACCAGATTCCAGAACACGAATTGTACGACGAATGAAACGCAAACGTTGACCAGTTACGTTGATCGTTCGCATATTACCAATCTCTTTCCAGCGTTCCGAAGGATTGATTGGAATGTTTGGATATGGAGGAACGTAAATGTCACCAAGCTTGATTGTGCCAACAGGTGTGCTTGGTGGCGTTGATTGTTGTCGGTTTGGCGATCCCTTACCAGAAACAACCTTGAAGTTGCCAAATTTGTCAAGGAAAACACTGTCGATGCGTGCCAGATATTGGCTAATCGTTGCCGACATGATGGAGTCAGGCAATGGGAATTTTTTGTTGTTCGAAGGATCAGCAGTATTGCCAAAACTAAGCGTTTCTGGCGGATTGATCGGAGCACCTGCTACAGTAGCGTGTGGAGTGGCTGTATTAGCCGCATAGGGGCGGAAATCAAACTGGTTGATAAGATCGTACTCTTTGCCAGAATCGGCATGTACTACGCCTATTTCAAGCGAGTGAACGTTGGAGACGATGTTCGACAACGGTTGGCTGTCAATTTCAAAACGCTCTGCTGTGTTCGACGATACGTAGGAAATAGGCGTAAAGAAACCACCACTACCAGATTCGGTGAAATAGTCAAATTCAACCAACAGATAATCACCAGAAGAAATCGTAGTTCCGCTTCGTGGCTTCATATACAGATAAGATAAGCCATAGTAGTTTTCGTTTTGGTTGTGATCGATGTAGAATTCACTGATTTTGCTGTTCGATGATGTTGTAATCGTGGAGTTGCCAGAATGATAAACATTGCGAAGACGAAATGCGTCAGGAACACCAAGACACCAGGGACCATTTACGCCGCCAGCATTGTTCGACGTGTCAATTTTCACATAGCGAGTACGATTTGGTGTTTTGGTTTTTTGTGTAACATCAGTACGCTGGATATTGACTCCAAGAGCAACAGTTTGTGCAGTTGCCAATGCAAAAGGAATGGCATTGAGCGTCATGATATCTTTGCTGCCATTTATCGATCCAGTAAATCCTGATCGAGAACCAAACGGAATTGGTACGTTTTTAGGAAGCGTGCGCCTGAATGTTGCGCTTGTGTTGGCAAAGTCACCAACACGATCAAGCTGCACGGATGTGGAGTTGATGACTTTTGTGACTTGGTGAAGTTGTGAACCACCAGTCGAATTGGCAAAAACAGATACATAATCACCAGCAACAAGTTCTGCTTGGAAATCTGTCCCTGCACCAACCACAGTATTTGAAGTTGTGTTGATGGACAAAGTTCCTGTCAGATTTGTTGGTGATATGAGATCGGCGTCAACAGGTGCCATGTATATTTTACGCAATTCGGCGTTTGACATGGCTCCGGTTGTCAAGAAAAATTCATCCGATACCGCTGATATGTCGTAAATCACGCTACCCGTGGTGTTTGCCATGGTTTGCGTTTGAGTCAAATTGCGATAGATGTACGAAATGTTGTTGGCGTTTTGTATCGAGTCAACACCAGAATAGAAAAGCAGAGCATTCTTTTGGCGTTCTGCTATTTCAGCAATTGATGTTCCACCAGTGCCTTGTGTTACAGTGACGACATCCGCAATACCATCATATGAAGCGCCGTTATAGTAAATTCCACGAGTATCAGTGAAGTTCTTTCCGGCATTCATTTGAATGTCAAATAGATACAATCTGTACTGAGCATCAGGAGCACCGATTTGTGAATATTCTGGTGAAATGTTATTCACCGGAACCATAGAACGAATTCGAGCAGTACCGATGCTTGAACCAGATGGTGTTATTGTGCCTGCTTCGACAATTTGTGTGTTGGAGAGATATGATGTTGCTGTGTCATAAAGAGAAACAGTATCGCCCGTACTAAACTGAAACACACCAACGGCATTATCAACGACAACATAGTTGCCATAGTTTAGTGAAATGTTGTGTGCCGTGCTTCGTGTTTCTGGGCTTGTTTGTTGCGTTTTGCTAAACACGTCATATGTCGCCACTCGATAACCATCAACGTATGCAGTGCCAGGATCGACTTTAATGACATAAGAATTTGCATTGTTCGAAGTAGGAGAAGCCGTGCTCAGAAGAAACTTATCAACAACATAGTTGCCACTTTCATCACGCGTTCGGCGTGCCATTTCGTCGTTGATTTTGTTATATTGAGTTGTTCTGTTCTGTCGAAAAGCACGCCCTTCGGAAAATTCCACCAGAGTGAAAAATTCTGTGTTGGCAGCAGCAATATCTGTGTTGGCAACAACAAGAGTTGGTGTCAGTTTCAATCGATCTGCACCAGGAGCAAGGTTGTTTGGCGATCCAGTCGAATTGTCACGAAGCGACGTGTCAACGCTCGATGTCACGAGTTCTTCAAGTGTCTCAAAACCAACAGCGACGCCATTTGGCGATTGATTGTATTTCTCGACAATGACTTTTTGTGGTTCGACGAGTTGGAAATAACCCTTTTGGTAAATAACGCCTTCGGTTACACCAAATCCATATCCATTACCAACAGCACCCGAAAGAGTAGAAATTACGACATTTGCCTTGTAATTCTTTGCAGTGATATCCAATGCAGAAACACCCGTTGGATTATCAGCCGATTTGATTGTGATCTGAGGCACGGTAGTATAACCAGAGCCATTTGATGTGGGCGTCACACTGGTAACAACACCAGTTGCGTTGGTTCGAATTGCTGCTTCGAGACCAGAACCCAAAATACGCTGAACTGTTGCTGTGGCTGTCGCACCGCTATCAGCAATGCTTGAATTGTTTGCAATTGTCCATGCGGTTGAAGTGATAGATGAATTTGTCAGATCATCATTACGTGGTTTGATCGACCAGATTTGATGACCAGAATCAAGAAGTGTTGTTGTGTCGATTCCAACAATTTGAACGTTTGCTGTGCCACCATCATTGATGTACATTCCATTTGTGAAACTTCCACTTGTGACGTTGACCACAAGTGCAGATGTCACCACAACAGCATCAGAGTTCGAGAAGCCAATGCCACCATTGGTAATCGTGAAATCACCAACAGAACGTTGGTAGCTGTAGACTTCACACGTCTCACCGGCAGTGAATTCTGTTACAGAACCATTGGCACCACCATTCACGTATTTCAGATACAGAGTCTTAAGGTTTGGATCGGATGATTCGAATCCATCCTTGTAGTCTGTTACATAAGCAACCAGATTTGTTGTGTAGGAACGAATGTTCAAATCGACATAATTGGCAGGAACCGCCGCTGTTGTTCCATCGGAAAGAATGTCATTGATTTTGATGTAAGGAAGTGGGTTGTAGAACTGAAAATTACAACCATCGACAATGGTGCCTTGAATGAAAATGTTGTCGCCAAAACGTTCGATCTGTTTTTGCAATTGAAGTTGAAGGTTGTTCAATTCGCGCGCTTGAACAGCAACACCCGGCTGAAACCCAACCATGTAATAGCGCTTGGTTTCGTCATAATCAGCCCAATAAGGAGATGTATTCAGGTTTGTTTTGATTGCCATTTGTTATTCCTACAATGCAAATAAAAGCTTGAGAGTTTCTGTTTGGTTGCTGGCTCGATCAACTGCCGTGATATTTTCAATAAAGAGCACTTCACCAGAGCCAAAATCTATTTCAGGACTGTACCTGTTGGTTATGGTAGCAGTTGCTCCCGATGTATTTCCTTCGATGGTTGCAGCGTTAGCAAAGATGCCAATGTTGTTTGTCGTGTACATTGTGATGGTAACACCATCGACATTTGCTGATTGCATTCGCGCATTCGCAGTCGAAGTTGCCAAATCAACACCTGTAAAAACAAATTCGTTGTTGCTGAAAGTTCCAGACGTTGAGGTAGCGATATATTTATGCATTCCAATAAACGTGTTGAAATCTTTTGTTACGTCATTCCTGCTGATACTGTTCACAACCGCCTTGGCACCTGTTGTCATGCCAATGAAAGTATCGTCTGTTTCGAAAATACCAGTAACATCATCAAAGATCATGTAAGTGGAATTAACGATTGCATTCAATGTTCCTGTTGCAGAAACGTTGGCAATATAGATGACTGTGTTTGTACAAGCAAACGTTCCGTTGGCTGAAATAGTCATGTAAGTCGCATTGGTGATGCTATTCACCTGTGCCAGCATGTGTGCTGTTGTGTTTCCTGCTTTCAAGTAGACATAATCACCAGGAGAGAACTGTGTCAGATATTGTCCGGTGTTCGAAGTGACGCCAGCCGATCCTGTATTGATTGTTGCAGCGGTATCAACTTGAATTGGCGTGATCTTATGAACAGTTTCACCAACCAGAAAAGTTCCATTGGAAGAATTGTATTCCATGTACACGTTGCTGAATTTTGGATCACGAATAATACCAACCTTTTGGTAAGAACCACTTGTTGGAATGGTGTTGGATTCGCTGTTGCTGAAATTTATGCCAACACAAAAATGCGATGCGCCGAGTTCTGCACCAGCATCATAACCATGGCCAAGATGTGGACTGATAATGGACAACAGATTTGCACTCGAAGTGACGCCAACAACAGCATTTGCAGAAACGTTGGCCACATAATGATATTCGTATCCAGCACCACGATTCAACACTTCTGTTCGATAAACAGAATTTGTCGATGTTGAATTAATCAGAGCACGAACAGTAGCATTAGTTGTTTGTGTTCCATTTCCAATGATATTGACTTTGGGATTGATCTGGTATTCATCGCCGTTAGTTGGAACCGTCGAAAATGCAGCGTTGATCGTTATGTATGAACCAGTGGCGTTTGTGTAGTAATCAGTAATGTCTCGGTATGAACCAACGGCTGCACCAGAAGAAATGTAAATTAGGCATCCAGTGTAGTAGCCATTGGTTGTTTTCAGTGAACTGTTTGAAATTCGATAAATTGTGTCATTGCTGTCAACCTGAATGTCACCACTTACGAATGTTCCAGAGGTATAGTTGTTGTAGTTTTTACCACCATCAATAACCTTCACCACATCAATTGTTCCAACGGTTGCTTGTGCAGCAACATTTGTGTTGGCAACAACAGGAATATATTGTGCAGTCGAGAATTGTTCATCCTGAGAATTGCTAAAGGAATACATGTATTTCCAGCGATACCCGTCTGACAATTCATAGAGTGTTGTGTTTGCACCAGAGATGTGTGAAAAGTCAGGTTGTTCAGTTGACGGAGTGTTGCCATTGTTATCAAGACATTTGTAAACGTGAAGCCATGCTGTCTCATCAACCATCACATAGAATTCTCGATCAAACATATCCTCATCTGTATGATCATACATGGTATATCGAGTACCGCTTTCCCATTCGTATTTTTTGATCAGCGGCTTAATGTCATTTGACGTAATTCGTTTTCCAAATTCCATTTTGCGATAGAGATCAGTTTCGACAACCTGATTCATGTCATACAAATCAGGTAGCGTAGAGACTTCACGAGGAACGTGCTCCGCTGCAAATGCATAATAAGCGGTATTGGGCGTTTCATCGATTGATTCGATAATTTGCTCTATAACGTGCTTCTTGAATTTTTTCGTTACGAGTTTCGTCATTTGTCTGTTTTTGCCTGTCTTATGATATTGTTATGGTGTTGCTACCAGAAACCAGATTAGAAACTGCTGTCATGCTGATATTTGACGTGCTTGTCATAATCAAATTGCCAAAGAAACGCGTACCAGCAACGTGCACAACCTTTTTGAGCATATCCTTGTATTTATCGATCATGATAGAGCTTCGCACTTCATATGAGTGTGTTTGCCAATATTCACCATCCTGCAATCTGGACCTATCTGACGTGAAGCTTTCTTTTGAACGCCAGAAACCCGTTCCTGTTCCATACGTCGCAACATTGGCAAGCGCAGTAACGAACGCGTTACCAATTTCGAGTGTTTGCCCATCGATATAACCAAAACCAGAATCGATGACCTCGACTTCTGTGATAATCCCGTTTCCTACGGTGCCAACAACAGAAATTTCTGCATCAATGCCGACAATATCAACATCGGTGTTGCTGCTTGTTGTAATGCTATCTACATTTGCAGTGGCACCAGAATTTGCACCAAATAGCATTGTTGTGGAATTGCTCGTTATGATGATGTCATTGTTGTCATAATAACGCATTCTCTGAATTGTCATTTGTGTAGAGTTTGCAGCCTCTACCAATCCACGAAAATCATTTGCTGCTTGAGTGACAACTTCTCCTACAGCAAAAGAACTTGAAAGATTGCTTATGGCAATAGTTTTAGTGTCGTATATCTTTGCGGGGTGTGTGAATTGTTCAACAACACGAACAATTGGAATTCTGTCGTATCCAGTTCCTTGGTTGATGTTTTGAAGAAGGCGTATTTTGCCAATTTCAACATTGGACCATGTTAGTGCATTCTCAATTGTATTTGACGTGAGGTTACAAGTAGGATCACCAGGAAGATCAAACTGAGCAGCATTCAAAGCAATCGGCCCATAATGCGTTGTGTTGGTTGTCAAAAAGGTGTTGCCAACGTTGATGTTTTCTGTGTAAAGCAAGTTGTTTGATATCGAAAAATTGGCACCGCTGCCAGAAGACACAAACGTAATTTCACCATTTACGTTTCTGGTATTGGCATATGCATGGTTGTTAGCCAAAATTGTAATAGTGTTGTTCACGTTGATAAGACCAAATTCCATATCGATGCTCTTTACATATGCAGTAGCACCGGAATTTGCGCCTGTTATAGTATCGCCAGGAAGAAATGGCCACGACACACCATTGACAATCATTGTTGCATCAACACCAACAGTATTTCCAAACAATTGGTTGATGCCATTTCCTTGAAGTGTTCCGGTTATTGTTTCTCCTCTGTCAAATGTTCCCACAATAGTATTGATTTGCAGCGTGAGGTTGGCATATTCACCCAGAACTTCTGCTGTAACAGATGTGTTTGTATACGTATCAACTGTTGCGTTTACTGTATTTCCTGTTCCATAGATCGACGTGTTTTCCATGTTGCCGGAAGTTATTTTTATCGTCATCTCGCCATATGTTGAGTTGATAGCGGCGATTGAAAGAATCGCACCCGTACCATCAACAGAGCCATTAGCATAATACGTGAAAACGTCATCGCCTGTCGTAAACGTACCCGTTGCAGAACTGTACACAATGTTCGCTTTTTGCTGAAAGAATTGTTCACGGAAATCAAAAAATTTCGACTTTCCAACTTCTGGGGTGACGTTTGTCATGCGAACAATGACGTTTGAAACAAACACATTCGCATTGGCAGTATATCCATATCCGCCTTCAATAAGAGCGAGATTTGTAGTACCGCTGCTGTTTGTTACTGCTGCAACGCGCACAAGCGCTCCGAGGCCGGTGTTTGTAACTGCG